TTATGACCGCAGGACCAGCTCTGGACCGCGACCATACAGCCCTCTACAATTGCTCTTATCTTGAGATTGATTCACCACGATCATTCTCAAATCTAATGTACATTCTAATGTGCGGTACTGGTGTTGGCTATACTGTTGAGCGTAGATGCACAGACAAGCTTCCCACCATTCCCACAATACACAAGATGTTCGATCAGGTAATGACAGTCGATGACAGCCGCGAAGGTTGGTGCGACTCCCTCCATTACCTAATCAAGAATCTTTACATGGGTGTCCACCTCAAGTGGGATACCAGCAAGATTCGCAAGGCTGGAGAAAGACTCAAGACTTTCGGAGGACGCGCAAGTGGTCCTGCCCCGCTTGAGGAAGTATTCCGCTTTGTCGTTCAGACATTCTACAAGGCTCAGGGACGAAGACTCACTCCGCTTGAGTGTCACGACATTTGCTGCAAGATTGCTCAGTCAGTCATCGTTGGTGGCGTTCGCCGCTCAGCAATGATCTCTCTCAGTGATCTCGCGGATCGTGAGATGGCAACATGCAAGAGTGGTGCTTGGTGGGAATCATCAGGACACCGCGCCCTAGCCAACAATTCCGCTGTTTACAATGGTCGCCCTTCAATGGGACAATTCCTAGAGGAGTGGACAGACCTGTACAACTCTCACAGCGGAGAGCGCGGTATCTGCAACCGTGATGCGATGAAGGCTATTGCAGTTACGGCTGGTCGTAGTGATGAATATTATTATGGGACCAACCCTTGCTCTGAGATTATCCTCAGACCTAATCAGTTCTGCAACCTATCGACCGTTGTAGTCCGCGCTTCAGATACACCTGAGACATTGGCTAAGAAGATTGAGATGGCTACAATCATCGGCACAATCCAAAGCATGTTCACTTACTTTCCATATCTTTCCCGTGAGGATTCCTCATGGGCAAAGAACTGTGAAGAGGAGCGATTGCTTGGCGTGTCGATGACAGGCATCTTTGACAACAAGCTGATGTCTGGCCTCCTTAGTTACGGAAAGCTCATGCATGTTCTTGAACTTCTTCGTGAGGTTGCTATCAAGACAAATCTTGATTGGGCTAAGCAGCTGGGTATCAACCCAAGCAAGTCAATCACTTGCATCAAGCCAGAGGGAACTACCTCATGCTTGGCTAATTCGGCCAGCGGTCTTCATCCAAGATATGCTGAGTACTATTATCGTAGAGTTCGTATCGACAAGAAAGATCCGTTGTACATGCTGATGCGTGATGCTCAGGTTCCTGTCGAAGACTGCGTAATGAATCCTGATTCAACAGCAGTATTCACATTTGCTCAGGCTGCTCCCTCTGGTTCTCTTACACAAGATGAACTACAGGCAATCGACCACCTTAATCTGTGGCTTGCCTATCAGGAATGCTACTGCCAGCACAAGCCAAGCATCACCGTCAACTATTCCGACAGTGAGTTTATGCCAGTAGGTCAGTGGGTATGGGAGAACTTTGACAAGATCTCTGGTATCTCCTTCCTGCCAAAGTCTGACCATGTATATGCTCAGGCTCCGTTTGAGGCAATCACCAAGGAAATGTATGATGCATATACGATGGTTCCTGTCGATTTTAATCATCTATCTTTCTATGAAAAGACAGACACAACAACATCCTCTCATACAATGGCATGCACCGCTGGTGCGTGTGAGATTATAGATCTCAAAGGATAACATATGGCTACAAAAGCAGAACTCCAAAAGCAACTAGCCACTATTGAGGCTGGTCTTTTGGATTTTACGGCGGTAGGAGAGCAAGCATATCTAAAGCAAACAGGACAAACAAAACTGAAAGCTAAAGAAACACCTACTTATTCTTCTATTTATGATCCTATTTACAAAGCTACAAAAGATGTTCAGTTTTCTTTGGGTGCTGATGCTAGAACATCAGCAGCTGGGGATCGCGCTTTTTATGTTTTTAATCCTGCAGTAGAAGCTGAAAAGCAAACTCAAAAAAAGCTAGCAGACATTGAAACATTCAATACCAGTGTTAAGCAGCAAGAAGAAAACATTAAGAAATTTCTTGTTTCTGAAAAAGAAACAGCTAAAACAGCTGTCTTACAGTCTTATCTCTCAACTATGTTAAATCCCCAGTTGAAGTTTGGGGAAAGAAATCCTTTTGAATGGGAAGCAGTAGATGTAAATACAAAAGAAGGATTTGAACGCTTTCAAAAAACAAGAGAAAGAGTTGTAGATAGACCCAGATATTCTGGTTCTGGTCGAAGCATGGCAGCTACTTACTATGTAAAGCTTACTCCAGAACAGGCTGCTGCTAAAAGAAAGCTAACAGAGTCTATTGAAACAACACGCTTTATGGCTAGTCCATCTTTGCAGAAAACATATGCAGAGAAATACAGAGCACAGCTACAAGCTCAATTAAAGAAGATGAAATAAAACATGGTAACTAATATTCAGTCAGCTATAACAAAACTAGGGCTATCAGCTCCGATTGATACCCCTGAGATTAAGCTAATGCTCAAAGACATCTATGCAAAACTAGATGAACTAACAAATGAAATCAGAAAAGTTTCCGAGAATCGACCCCGAATTAATAAAGATTCTGGAAGAACTCTATAAACCTCTAGAGTATGATCCTACTGTATGTGATCAGGTCTTCACACGAAGAGCTGCTTTCAGAGCAGGACAGATAGAGGTTGTTGACAAACTCAAAGCTGTCCTCAAACAACAGCAAGGAGGCAGATAATATGGGTGGTTCCCCTAAAATCAGTGGTGGAATGACTTTTGCTGAACAGCAGAAGCTTCTAAAAGATGAAAGAGAATTCCAAAAACAACAGGAAGAAGAGCGAAGAAAGGCTGCTGAAGATGCAGAAACCCGACGAGTCGCTAGAGAAGAAGCCGAGAGATCCCGAACTAAGGCCCAAGAAGAACGCGCTATACAAGAAGCGTCACAAGCTGAACAAGAAGCGGTACTAGAAGCCCAAGCTCAGGCTGAAGAAACCCAGATGCAGGGTATTCAGGGTACTAATGTTCGTGCTCTTGACTTCTATTCTTCATTATACAATGGCATGAATAACCAGTAAGGAGGCATCAATGACAAACAATCTTGCTGATCGCTTCCGTATGCTGGATGCAATGAGAACATCCAAACTTTATAGAGCTAGACTTTGCTCAGCTCTTACAATTCCAAGCATCCTTCCACCCGAAGGATGGACTGAAGAAATGGAACTACCTCAACCCAACTCATCTGTTGGCTCCAGAGGTGTCACTTCTTTGGCAAGTCGAATGCTATCAGCAATGATGCCTTTGAATGATACGCCATTCTTTAAGTTTGGATTACGCAGTGGTGTCGAACCAACTGCAGAAATCTCTCAGTATCTAGAGACAATGAGTTATCAGGTCTATCGAAAACTCATTAGTACAAATTTAAGAGAAACAATTTATCAAGCTATCCAGAACTTAATTGTTGCTGGAGATTGCTTGGTACATGAGATGGATGATTTTAAATTCCGTGTCACACGCCTTGATCAGTACGCAGTACAGCGTGATGTAACAGGCATTGTAAATGAAATCATTCATATTGAATATGACTTGGTTGATCCAGAGGCAATTAGTCCACACTATTCGCTTCCACAGTCAGCTAAGAAAGGATATAAAACAACCTACTGCCAGTATCTAAGGGAGGACGATGTATGGAAATACAGAAAGGAAGACTCCGAAGGTACGCTACTAGCGGAGGGTGTATACGAAATCTGTCCTGTGACGGTTCTACGGTGGTATGGCATACCCGGAGAAAACTACGGGAGATCGCACTGCGAAGATATCCTAGGAGATCTATCAAGTCTGGACGGATACACAAAGGCAATGCTTGATGGCATGGCAGCTGCTTCAGCATTCTGGATGGGCTTAGATCCATCCGGTATTTCTGAAGTAGACGATGTTGCCGATGCTCCCAATGGTTCATGGATTCCAATTAGACAGCAGGATGTATTTGTCCTGTCGCCTTCACAGACCATGAATCCACAGATTGGTGCTGCACAGACAGCTGTTGAAACAATGCGTAGAGAAATCGGTCAGGCATTCTTAATGTCTTCTTCCGCTATTCCAAGCGGCGACCGTGTTACTGCTACTGCCGTAAGAATGATTGGCTCAGAACTTGAGACAGTCTTGGGTGGTGCGTTCTCTGCAATTGCCAGAGATCTTATGGAGCCAATCGTAAAGCGAAGCGTTTTCCTTATGATTGAAAACGAAGAGCTAGACAACAGAATGTATGAGCAATTCTTTGATAAAGAAGGTTCACTATCTGTTGAAGTAATCACTGGTCTTCAGGCTCTTAGCCGCGACACTGATCTACAGAAGCTCATGCAGATGGGCGAGATGGTACGCAATCTCCCAGAACAGGCAGCAATGTCGTTCAAGTGGGAAGAGTATGCCCGTGCCTTGATTACCTCTCTTGGCTTTGATGCTCGTAATTGGGTACGCTCTGCCGAAGATATTCAGAGAGAACAGATGGCACAGCAGCAGCAGATGATGCAGCAGCAAGCAATGCAAGCTGGTGGTCAGGCCGTATCTGGTGCTCTTGGAAACCTAGCTATGAGTGCTGGTCAGCAAGACCTAGCACAGAATGGTGGACAGGGCATTCTAAATGTTCTACAGAATTCTGGCGCAGATATGTCTGCATTTACAGGAGGTCAGTGATGGCTAAGAAACTAAACAAAGCAAGCATGCCTTGCAATCGACCACAGAAATCTCCTAATCCCAACAAGAAAAAAGTAGTCAAGGCTTGTGCCAATGGACAGGAAAAGATCATTCACTACGGAGCTACGGGCTATGGTCATAACTATAGTGCTGCTGCCCGTAAGTCTTTCCGTGCAAGACACAAGTGTGGCTCTGCCAAAAACAAACTTACTGCTCAGTATTGGGCTTGCAAGAACCTATGGGCTGGTCCCGGCGGTTCAAAGGCAAGCTGCCCAAAGGGAAGGAAGTGCAAGAAGTAATGGCTAAAGACGCATGCTATCGCAAAGTAAAGTCCCGCTACAAGAAGTGGCCTTCGGCTTATGCCTCGGGTGCTTTGGTTCAGTGCCGTAAAGTCGGTGCTGCAAAGTGGGGTTCAAAATCCAAGAGGAAAAAGTAATGCCCAGAAAAAAGAAGGCTGACTTCTCTCTTGAGAAAAAGAAAGGATTGCATGGTTGGTTTGCACGAAACAACGGAAAAGGTTGGATCGACTGCAAGACAGGTAAACCATGTGGTCGTAAAAGCGCAAGCGACAAAAGCAGGAAGTATCCTGCCTGTCGTCCAACCAAATCAATGTGTACCGCCAAGGGCGTTCGCGCCAAGAAAAGCGGTAAGCAAGTAAGGTGGGAATAATGCCATTCAAATCTCAACAACAGCGTAAATTTATGTATGCAGTCCACCCAAAGATTGCAGCCCGTTGGTCGAAAGAAACACCAAAGGGAACTAAACTTCCAAAGCGAAAGAAAAAGAAAAAGTGAAATGCATCGAAATAGAACTTGGTCTTTTACTTCTCCACTTTGGAGACTTGATCACAATAGAATATTAAACACAGATGGTTTTATTCCAGCATTGCTTTACCTTTTCTGGTCCCCTTTTAATGTTGTACTACTTACGCAGCTAACTGTACTTAATCCTCTTAGAAATGCTAATACAATTTCTGAAACTTATCAACCAGTTTGTCTTAAGTGGACTTTAATAACAGGCGGTGTTCCTAGGAATGTAATATTATACTATCGTAAAAATGGCGGTGCTTGGGTATCTTTTGCTGAAAATACATTTACAGCTGTAACTTTTACAAATGGAGATACATTTCAACTAGGTGCTCAGACAGGCACTGCTACAGGTACTTTTAGTCTTGCGTTATTCAATGATGCAGACGGCTTGCAATGTTCGGAAGTACTCTCAATATCTGTTATTTAAACAAAGGATATTAAATGATTCACACACATACAATGACACAATTGAAAACAGTTCAGGAACCAATGAAGTGGTTGTCGGCTAATATCCCAACAAACACAACAACAATTCCCAATGAAGCACCAACAGTTACTGCACCAAGTGGTGCTGGTGTACTTTCAAACTCAAGCTTGAACTATATTAAGATTGTTCCAATGCTTAATGCTTTGGCGACATCTCAAACTATTAGAGTAACTGGATGGAGCAAAGCTATTGTTGGTACAACAACATATTATGTTCCTCAGCTTTTGTTTTATGGTTCTATAACTGCCTTAAACACAACAGCCACAGCCCTTACACTTAACTCTGTTACTTTGCTACCTGTAGCTACAATTACCAAGACACAGGGTGATGCCAAGATTTATAACTCAACAAGCATCAATTCGACTTCTTCGATTCTTGTCGATACTCTTGGATGCGAGCTTGTTGAAGTAGAATACTTTGCAACTGCTGGTGGTTCTTCTACTGGTGGTAATCTTTTCTACGGAGCAATCTAATGCATCGCTTCAGGTCTTGGACATTAGATCCACCTGAATGGAGAACGCAGAGGAATCGTATTCTTGCTGTTGAAGGTGGAGATGGTTCTACTTTGTCATTAGATTTTACTACAGGAGTGCTTGATCCACGCCTGACGTTCACGCGGGCGAGCACCACGGCGACGTACATCAATTCGAGCGGCTACGTCACGACGGCAGGCACGAACGTCGCCCGCTTCGACCACGACCCGACCACGCTAGCTCCTCGCGGTCTGCTGATTGAGGGAAGCGCGACAAACCTTGCGCTACGCAGCGGTGATTTCAATACTACGGTGACTGATGGCACGAATTGGAGTGCAAGCGGCTACACAGCGGGAACGTTGTCAACAAGTCTTCCAGACGGAACCACGGGCAACGCACGAAGGATCAGTATTGCGTCTGGATCTGGGTCGTTCCGTTCAACAACGATTACGGTGACGGCATCAACTGCGTACACGTTCTCGTTTTGGGCGCGAAACAACGGCGGATCGCAGGCACGATTCCGTGTCTGGAACGTAACGGCTGGTTCTTCCATCGTTGACTACACGCAATCCATCAACAACTATGTCTCGCAGATTGGCGGCGCAAACAACACATCCTCTACCTGGGTTCGCGTGTCCGTTCAATTTACGACGCCCGCAGGATGCACAGCAATCTACGTCTACCCAACTTCAAGCGATTCCGGCACGGTTGATCTTCTGGTTTGGGGCGCACAGGTCGAAGCAGGTTCCGGTGCCTCCTCGTACATCCCCACGGGCGCGAGTCAGGCGACGAGGGTGCAGGATCTTGTGTCGATCACATCGACGAATTTCTCGTCGTGGTGGACATCAAACAATCCCGCATCGTTCCTTGTAGATGTTTCATCGACAAACCGGCCGCTGGCAAACCACATCTTCCGGATCGCAGATAGCAGCGGGTCTGCATATGGATATCAGTCGTACTTCAACAGCACGACGATGCCGATGCAAGTCCGTGCGGCAATGAGTTCGACCGCAAGCAGCGACGTGGCAATCGGAAGCAACCTCGCGGCAAATACGCGCACCAAAATCGGCTTTACCGTTGAAACAGCATCGCTCAAGCGATTCCGCGACGGAAGCCCCGCCAGTACCTTGAACACGCCGACGCTTCCCCCGAACATGTTGACGCAAATGTACATCGGCGGTACTTCCACGTTTGGCAATTCGAGCGCGGATTTCCACATCAGGCAATTCAAGTATTGGCCCATCACGCTGTCCGATGCGGTCATGCAGGGACTCACCACATGAACGACTTCATGCTCCGAACCATCACCGAGGCGCAGATGGACGATGCGCTGGAAGCCGCAGGACTGCTTGTTGAGCAGGACATGGGCGGCGGCGAACTCAAATATTGGCCTATCACAAAAACTTTAGCAGAGCTTAATGCTTTGACTACAGGAGTATAATATGGATTATTTACTTCGCTTAAACACAAAAGAAGAAATGGAACAAACTTTATTATCCGCTTCTTTATTACAAACCCATACCATAGACGAACAGGAAGTTAAACTTCCAGTTTCTGGTGTCTATGTGGATTATATTGGTTCTATTACCAAAGGTGGTCAATGGGATGAAAATGGACAGGAAGTGGTAGCACCAACTACTGATTCAAGATTTCACACCAATATTAGAGTAACTATTGATCTGACTGCAGAGCAAATTGCTGCTCTTCCACAGGTCGATCCGCCTCCCGCAATTCCCTATAGAGTATTTGCATAATGAA